GCATAACTAAATTCATCACGGTGCCTTGATTTAATTGTTTCTTCAAAAGATTCATTGATATTAAAATTAACAAAGAAATCCATGGCACTCAAATACTTATTAATCAACTTATTCATAATAGGTAAATATTGACGAATAATTTTTGTTTTAATACCTGTATCTTTTAAAAGATTACCAGCAAATTCATAATATTGTTTTTCGGTTGAAAATTCTTCCTGCTTTTTAAGTAGCTCAGCGAGTTCATCTTTCAATTCTTTTAACTTAGCATTTTCATCTTCAAGGTTTTCTTTATGTACCGAAAGTTCTTCAATCTCTCTTTGTAATTTGGTAATATATTTGTTAACTGCTGAAATGGTTGAATTGTGTTTAACTATTTCGTTATTGTGGCCTGTTATGTGTTTGTTTATATTTTGTATTTCTTCTATTCTTTTGTTTGTTTGAGTAATCTGTGCTGAGATTTCCTCAAGGCCTTGCCGTTGAGTAGTGACTTTGGATTTTCTTTCTTCGACTTGGATTGATTTAAATTCTGATTCGATAGGTTGTTTACAGGTTGGGCAATTGTCGTGTTCTTCATAGAAAGCAATATCCTTTTCATTTTTTTTAATGTTGGTTTCAATCTTTGATTCTAACTGTAACAATTTTTTACTTTTCTTTTCCACAGAAAGTTTATCTTCAATTTTTTTCTGTAGAACATTAATGTGTTTTTGAATTAAATCAATATCTCTTTGTAATGTAAATGTTTGATCTATATTGGTATTAATTTCTTTCTTTTTCTTTTCAATTTCTTCATCATTACGATTCTTGTGTTCTTCAATACTTTGTTTTTGAAAATTAATTTTTTCAGAAGTTAAATCCATTTCGTATTTGTTTTTTGTGGTACCATCTTTAATTATTGCCATCTTTTCTTTTACAATTGAATTCATTGACGAAAAGATTTGAATGTCTAATAAATCTTCAATAATGGCACGGCGATCTGATGGAGATAACTGCATGAAAGGAACAAATGAAGCTGATCCTAAAATAACCACTTGAGTAAATGACTTATAATTTAATTTGAGAATAAACTTCTCCAAATATTCTTGGTAATCTACAGACTTGGCATCCTGGTCAACAAGAACATTATTACAATAAATTTCAAATGTGTTTGGTTTAATACCACGAATTACTTTATAGTATTTTTGGCCAATAGAAAATTCAATCTCAACAATAGAATCTCGTTGATTGATTGAGTTTAATAATTGTGGTTTGTTAATCTTACGAAATGGTTTACCAAAAAGACCAAAACACAAGGCATCCAATATAGTGGACTTACCTGCACCATTATTTCCAATAATTAATGTGTTTGGTGATTTAGTAAAATTGATTTCTGTAAAACTTGCTCCGGTGGATAAAAAATTCTTCCACCGAACGGATTGAAATATAATCATTCAATATTAAAATGTTTTTTAATTGCACTTGATATTACGACTTCGCCTTTGAAACTTTCTGGATCAATTCCACCTTTTGATAGAATGTTAAAATCAACAATAGATATACATTCTTTAATAATTAATTCGGCAAATAGATTCAATCCTTCTTGATCCGGATTATCTTTTATACCCGCTTGTTGTTTGAGTTGTTCAATAGTATTTTTCATTATGCTTGTTCCTGATTCAATGCCTCAACATATAATTCTCGCATTACTGTTTTGAGTTTTTCATTATCAATATGTTCTTCTTTAATACCATCAACATATTTACCAATAATTGTCATAGTATCTTCTGCTTGATTAATCATATCATCTTCTACGCCTTCTGTCAAGTCAGTAAAGTCCTCTGCAATGGTAATATCGATTGGATTAACATTATATAAGTTGTTCAAAAACTTATCAAACAGATAAGGATTAGTTTTGTTTAATACCACAACTTTAACATAGGTGTTGGTATACTTGCTTAAATCTTTATTGGTAATCTCTGTGATGGAATTTTCTTTATCATCATATACGATACGATGGAACATTACATTAGGATTTTTTATAAAAGTAAGACTCCTATCATTAAGATCAAACAGATGAAAACCTCTATCATCATTATAATCTTGCCAAGTAAGTTCATACGGATTTCCAAGGTAGTGTATACCATCAGCTGCAGAGCGATGATGATAATGACCGCTAAAAGTAAGGTCGAACTTTCTGAATATGTCACGGCTTAATCCTTCCGTTGATGGCATACCACGATGCATGGCAAAACCGGCAATTTCAAAGTGTCCCATACAAATGTCGGCTGAAGTATTTTTTATCTCCAATAAACTATTATCATAATTTTCTGGACAGATCCATGGAATCATACAAATGTCATAATCAACATCACCATAATTCAAATGAATGGTTTGTGGAGAATCAATAACATTGATATTGTTATATTCTTTAAGTAATAGGTCTACCGAATTAACATCGTTGGTATTTTTGTAGTAAGTATCATGATTACCTGCCAACATATGAACTTGAATGTTCCGTTTGGTTAACTCATCAAAAAACATTTCTTTGGTTCTTTTGAGTGAAAAGAAGTTTACATATTTACGCCTATCAAAGGTATCACCAAGAATAAGAACAGTATTAATGCCTTCTTCATCTAGTTTTGGAAAGAAGGTGTCACGATAGAACTTCTCATAATAATCCAAAAAATGAGTTGAATCATTTCTTGCACCAAAATGTTGGTCGGTTATAATTGCAATTTTCATAATCTAACTATTATATCACTCGTCTAAGAATTTTTCAATCCCTTTTGGCTTCTTTGCCTCTTTTTTCTTATCTTTAGCTTCTTCATATGTTTCAATAAATTCGGCAATATTATCATAGAGTTCAAATTGCTTGGAGGTACCATCTTCAAATTCCATTAGTTCAAACTCATCTAAAATACCCATCTGTTCGGTGGCTTTATATTTTACATAAGTTTGTTTCTTTTCTTTTTGTATTCTTCGTAAAAAGGCATAATATATGATTTGAGTAAAGTAGGCAAATGGATTTTTAGATTTGGTTGGATCAAAGTTATTGAAATACATCAAACAGTTTTCAATACCATCTGACATCATTTCATCACGATAAGTATAGTTGATGAAGTTGGGTTTGTGTGATAGACCTTCTGCTATCTTCATAAAACACTCTCCAATGTAATTAGGAATTGGAGGAGGTTCTTTTTTATTCTTCTGTGCCTTCTTACTGGCTTCTTTGTAATCAATTAATGCTTTAAGAAAATCGGCATTGTTTATATATTGTTTTTTAGCTTTTTGCATATTCCAACATTCTTTCCATTTGTTTAACTGTTAAATCACTTTTTCTCATATTTGCTATATTACTAATAATAAAAACATTACCTTTTATATAACCTTTATTTGGATCTTTTCTATCAAATGAGGCTGTATTATATTCTCTAAATTTTTCAGTATAATAATTAATTTCAATATCCATAATAGGACATGATTTTACCCAGTCAATATCTTGTTTAGTCAAATTAAACTCAATTCCTTTTAATTTAGCTTGTGCTTTTATTTTTGATACTAATTGTTGTTTTCTTTTTTCAAAATTTTTTGGTATACTATTTTTAGTATAACAATTAACACAATTGTTTCTTTTTGTCCATCTTATAAAACCTAAACAAAACCTACATGATTCTCCATGATAGTTTTCTTTGCCTTGTTTTTTGGCTAGTTCTTTATTTAAGTTTGATTGTTTTCTGTTCATTTATCATGTTTACCAGATTTATCTATTGACAATCGCTTGACAGACCGTTAGTATCGAGTATGTTCCAGGATGAAAGTATTAATGTAATGTATTTCCATCTATTTGTAATTCCTCATATGCATCCATAATGTCGTTAATTTCTTCATCTTCCATACTGTCCACAAGTTTTTTTGCTTTTAGCAATTCTTTTATTTTTTCTACAGTAGTTAAATAATATTCACAAAATTCATCATCTGGTTCTAAAACGGAAAGAACATCTTGTGTTTTTAATTGTATAGAATTTTTCTTTAATAATTGAACAGGCAACCAATGATTCATTACTAAACCTGAATGATTTCCACGATAATCAATATGAAATGCCATGGGTTCTTGAACATCGTAATAATGATCGCCGTTTGCTGTAACTGTTCCTATAATATCTTCACCATTCTGTAACTTAATTATTTTAATGTTATCCATTTTTAAGTCCTATTTTATAAATTTTGAATGGGAACCTTTCCTCATTATATATACGAACTCTTTCCACGAAATGTTTTAAAGTGTAATTCATATGTTTTTTATATCTTAAATCATCCGAGATATCATAAAGTGTGGCTATTTCTTTTCCATCACTTTGTCGTAAACCTCGTCCAATACTTTGCAAAGTTCGTATTGTCGATTTAGTCGGCATTGCAAAAATAATGTTATGCAAATTCCTAATATTAATACCAGTGCTAAAAGTGCCAAAAGAAGCAACAACAATTGCATCGTTTTCTATCTCCATAATTTTTCTAATTTCTTCTCTGTCGGTAGTTTCAGTTCCACCATAAACAAAGAAAACTTTTCTATCACCAATATTCTTGGTGTTTCTTATCATATCATACAGTATTCTACCATGTTTGTCAACCATTTGAAACAAAACTAAAGTATTTTTACCTAAGCTAACCGTAAGATTTTTAATAAATTTATTTCTAGATTCGTTTGAAATGAGATACTCAATTTCTTCTTGGTAAGTAAAATCTTTTATTAATTTAGATTGTTCTTCAGAATGTTTTAAAACTAAACATTTAATCTCAAATTGTGATAGTTGATCTTTATCAATTAACTCTTTTGTTGAAATAACTTTGTTAACAGGACCAAATAAACCTTCTAACACAAGTTTATGTGTTTTTGTTCCATC